CAGCGCCCAGACGTGGTTTGAATTCATCGAGCAACTCGGCGTCGGCTATCTTCTGCGCGGCAACGCCTATGCCGTCATCCTTCGCGATTGGCGCGGCACGCCGATCGAGCTCATCCCGATCAATCCGGACTACGTCACCGTCTTCGAGTCGCAGGACGGGTCGATCTTCTACCAGATCATGGCTGTCGGCCTTTGGCTTATGGCGAAGCTTCAAGGCGAGCCCGTCTTCATCCCAGCGGCGGATGTCTTTCACCTCCGCGACGTCAGTTTCAACGCCCTGGTCGGCCTCTCCCGCATCGGCGCCGCGCGCGACGCGATCGGCCTCGCCATGGTGCAGGAACAGATGGCGGCGCGCTCGGCGGCCCAAGGCGCGCGGCCGTCCGGCGTGCTGACGACGGCCAAGCGGCTCAACGACGACGGCGCCGCGCGGCTCAAAACGCAGTGGGACCAGCTGCAATCGGGCTTGCAGAATACCGGCCGCACGCCGGTGCTCGAGGATGGCGTGGAATGGAAGCCGTTCACGCTCACCACGGTTGATCCGCAGTTCAACCCGTCGCGTCTCACCCAGGTGAAGGAGATTGCCCGGTTCTTCGAGGTCCCGCTCCACAAGCTCGGCGAAAATGAAAGCCTGCCTCGCGCCTCGGTCGATCAGCTCAACGCGGATTATGTTCAGGGCGTCGTTATGGGCGACGCCACGCGCTATGAGCATAAGTTCGTCGACACGTTCGGCCTGGCGGAGCTGGGTCTCGTGGTCAAGTTCGATGAACGCGGCCTTCTGCGCAGCGATCTCGCCACGATGCTCAACACCGCGCGCACTGGCGTCATGTCGGGGCTGATCACGCAAAACGAAGGCCGCGTCTACATCGGTTACGGCCCGATGCCCGGTGGCGACAAGCTGCTCGCGCCGGTCAATCTCGCGCCCAACGGCAGCGCGGCGGACGGCGTCGCGCCCGATGGCGCGGGCCGGCCGCCGGCGGGTGAGCTGCCCGGCGCGGCGAAGAGCGCGGCGCTCGACGCGGCCGCGCTCGAGGCGGTCATCGCCAAGGCCGTCGCCGTCGCGCTGAAGGGTCACGCGGACCAGCCGCGCGACGCGCATGGGCGGTGGACATCCGGGGATGGCGGCGCCGTGGTTCCGCCGGCCGCCGGCGACAAGCCGGGCGCGGGCAACCACGAGATCGGTCACGCCGAGTCTTACGATCCCGGCGAGGAAAGCCGGCGCCTGTGGCAACACAACGCCAAGCTCGTCGTCGGCGGTGTCGTCGTCATCGCGGCGGCCGCCCTGGCCTTGGCATTGGCGCCCGAATCGGTGTTGGCGGTAAAGGCGGTCAAGGCCGCGAATGAAATATCCGGGGCCATGTTCAACAGCGCGGCGCTGTCCTCCGGCGAATTCCTGCTCAAGCAGTTGGGCCTTCCCGTCGACCGCGCCAAGGAGATCCTTGCCGGCCTGAACCCCTTGAAATCCATCGCGCCGACGGACGCCGCCATCGCCGCGCTTCTCCGAGACCGTATCGCAGAGGTCGCGGAGATGGCCCACGACGCGCTCGTCGATAAACTCAAGGCTGATCATTCAAACGCGCCCCATCTCGACGCCGTCATTGCCGCGATCGGCGCCGCCCGCGACGCCTTCAAGGCGAGGCTCGCTGGCTTCTCGATCGGTGACGCGCCGGGAGGAACATTTAAGAGCCGCCCTTTTGACGGGCTGAACCCGGCTGGATTGGCTTTCAAAGCCTACAATCCCGATCAGCAGCGTGACGCCCACGGCCGCTGGACCTCGGACGTCGCCCATGTCGTGACGCATACCAATGGCGAGACCCTCAAAACCAAGATTCATGGACCGTACCAGACCGAGGGAGAAGCCGAGGCCAAGGTCGAGGATTTACTTCGGGCGCGCTATGACAAGGTCGCGGAGGAACACGATTTCGGCAATCCCGACGGCGACGAGAAGGAAGCCGAGATGCCGCCGGAATATCCCGGCGCCGATCAGGCTCGCGAGATCCTGCAAGACTATGGCGAGGACGTTCCCGAACAGCACGAGGTCGCGCTGTCGCGTCGAAGCGGCAAGGCCGATGTCGATGCGATCACGCTGGTCGCGCATCCCAAGACGACAGGCAAGACCGACGTGATATCCGCCTTCGACAGCGCGCCTCACGCGACGGTCGATGCCACACGACTGTCCCAAGCGTTTTGGCAAGACCACGGCGAGACGCGCGGTGAAAGCGCTGGCGGCCATGGCGAGTTGGACGACGTCGTGGCGCGATGGAACGCGACGCATTCCGACACGCGCGATCATCTCGACATGGCGGATGGCGAGCCCCGGTTCGCCCTCAACGGGTCGGACACGCAACCCTATGCCGGCGGCCCGCGCATGGACGATGTCAACGCGCTCGCCGAGCGGCTCTATCCCATCGACGGCCTTCTGCCCTATCCCGGCCTCAAAAAGGCGAACGCCTATTTCGAGACGAACGACCTCGGACTTCCCGCTGGCGTGAGCGGCGTTTTCCGCGTCACCACCCATAAAGTTTGAACGCCGCGACGCGCGGCGCCCGTCATAGGAGCCCGTCCGTGAAAAACCGGTCCCCCACGCTGGCCGTCGCGACGTCCACGCCAGCGCCGACCCACGCGCCCATCCACAAGGCCTATGGCGTCGACACCCAGCAGCTCGGCGACCGCGAGGTCCGCATCGTCATCTCGACGGACCAGATCGACCGTTCCGGCGACGTCGTCGTCCAGTCCGGCGTCGACGTCGAAAATTTCAAGGCCTCGCGCACGGTGCTTTGGAACCACGATCAAGATCATCCCGTCGGCTCCTGCACGGATATCGCGGTCAAGCAGGGTCGCCTCGAGGCGACGGTGATGTTTGCCCCCGCCGGCGTCAGCGCCAAGGCCGATGAAATCTGCGGCCTGGTCAAGGCCGGCGTCATCAACGCCGCCTCGATCGGCTTTCTCCCCCTCGAGGTCGAGCCGACCGATGGCAAGAACCCGCGCAAGGGCCTGCGCATCATGGCGAGCGAACTCTTGGAGTTTTCGTTCGTCAGTGTGCCCGCCAATCCCGGCGCGCAAGTGATCCAGCGGAGCCTGCGGGATGGCCGGGGCGTTGACGTGACGTGGGGCGTAAACACCCGCGTTCCAGCGACGAAGGGGCTGAACGGCTGCGCCGACTTGATCTGGATATTCCGCGAGCTGTCCGACCAAGTCGAATGCGCGATGGCGGAGAGCGCGCGGGAGGGCGACGGCTCCGACATTCCCGATCGCCTTCACGCGGTCCTCATCGCCATGGGCGCCATCCTCGTCGACATGACTAAGGAAGAAGTCGGCGAGCTGCTCGCACCCGACGGCGAGGCCGCCGCCGCCCAACCGCCCGGCGGCGGCGCGATGGAGCCCATGGCGACGGCGATCGCCGGCTTGCGCAAGGCGCTGGACACGCTCCGCGCCAAGTCCGGCCGCGAAATCTCCGCCGCCAACGCCGAGACGATGCGAACGCATCTCAAGGCGATCGGCGACGGACACCAGGCGCTCTGCGCCATGGTCGAGAAGGCCTGCCAGGCGCCGAAGGACGATGACGCGGACGGCGGCGACGACGGCAACGGCGACGGGTCCGATCCGGTCGATGACGCCGATGGCGGGGATAAGCGCGCCAAGATCGCCGCCGAGAGGGCCAGGGCCAGGGCCAAGCGATTGCGCGAGCTCGAGGTGCTCAGGCTCAAGGCGGCGTGACGCTTCTTCTCGAAAACATTCGCGCGGCGAGGCCGCGCTGGCGCCGCGACATCACAAGGGAATTCCATCATGACCGAAAAGCACGTCGACAGCGCGTCAGACGCGCGGACCGCGAATAACGCCGTTCGCCACACCTATCGTGTTCTCAACGAACAGGAAAAGGCGAACATGGTGGCGCTGAAGGACCTTGGCGCCGCCTTCATCGCGAAATGCAACGAGCTCGGCCGTAGTCGCGAGCTGTCCCTCGCGGTCACCAATGCCGAGCAAGCTGTCATGTGGGCCGTCAAGCACGTCACGGTGTAAAGCCGATCACCCAGCTCGGTGATGCCGCTATCGTTTAAAAACCGCTTCGCGGCGAGGCCGCGAGATAACCCATTGATCGCTTGGCCGACCCTCGCGCCCGTGTTCGAGCCAGTCAAGGACGACGCGTCGCGTCGCCAGCGGAGCTGGTCGCCTTCGGCGATCCTTGACAGGCTCGAACACGGGCGCACACTCGCCACCAAGCGAAGAATGGTTTGCTTCCCCGCGAACGGGCAAGGCCTTTCGGCCGGTTAATAACCGTCTCGCCAACCCAATCGTAACCATCCCCCCTTTCCGGCATCGCCGGCGCCCTTTCGCGCCCTGGGCAAGCGCATCCGGCCGCGTGGCCTCTTCCCCGACTTCAAGACAGAAAGGTTCGACATGACCGTCGCCGAACTCAAGGCCGCGCGCGCCAAGCATCTCGACGCGATGCACGCGCTCGCCAATCTCCCCGATCTCGACGACAAGCAACTCGCCGAATACAAGGGCTTCAAGGTCGAAATCGAAAAGATCAGTGGTCAGATCACGCGGCTCGAGGAAGTTCAGGCCGAACAGACCAAGCTTGCCGCGCCCGTCGGCGCGACCCGGGTGCCCGCTGCGCCCGAGACCGATCGCTACCTGAAAGAAAAGTCGCTTCAGATCGGCGGCATCGCCAAGATGCTCGGCAGCGGCGGCGGCGGGATCCACAACGCCCGCGCCTCGTCCATCGAAATCTACGGCGAGAACCATCCCGTCACCAAGGCGCTCTTTACCGGGTCCGGCTCCGCCGGCGGTTTCATCGTCCCGCCCGACGTTCTGAGCGAGGTGATCGAGCTGCTCCGCGCCAAGGCCGTGGTGCGCTCGGCCGGCCCACGCATCATGCCGATGACGCGGGGCACCATGACCTTGCCCGCGCAGACCTCGCCGTCCACGGCGAGCTACGGCGAGGAAGGCACGGCCATCGTGCCGTCGCAGCCGGGCTTGGGCGCGATCGTCGCCAGCTTCAAGAAGCTGACGGCCCTGGTGCCAATCTCGAACGACATGATGCGCTACGCCGATCCCGCCATCGACGCCTTCGTGCGCGACGATCTCGTGAAGGTCATGGCGCTTCGCGAGGACTTGGCGTTTCTGCTCGGCGACGGCACCCAGAGTACGCCGCGCGGCTATCTCTCCTTCGCCAACGGATGGGTCGGCAAGCAGGGCGGCACGGTCGGCAATTGGAGCCAGAGCGTCGCGAGCACTTTCGCCGTCAACGCCGCGGACCCCGCGAATACGTCCGGCGGCAACTTCATCACGTCGACCGCGATTTTCACGCAAGCGACCGTCGTCGCCGAACTCGGTGGAGCTGCCAGCCGGCTCGATACAGCCAATGTGTCCGACACCAAGCGCACCTGGTTCTTCAATCCGCGCACCTACAACTATCTGTTCAACCTGCAGAATTCGCTTGGCCTCTACGTCTTCCGCGACGAACTCGCGAAAGGCACGCTCAACGGCTATCCCTTCAAGAAGACGACGCAGATCCCGACGACTTATTGGGACACGACCGGCACCAACAAGGACCTATCCTTTGTCTTCCTTGTCGAGATGGTCGAGGATATTATTTTCGACTCCTTGCAGATGCAGCTCGCGGTCTCGATGGAAGGCACCTATGTAAACGCGGCGGGGCAGACGATCTCCGCGTTCCAGCAAGATCAGACAGTGATCCGCGCCATCGCCGAACACGATCACCAGATGCGCCACGACGCGTCGGTCGCGGTGATCCAGTGCGTGCGCTGGGCGCCGGCGATTTCGTAAACGCGCACCGCGCGGCGCACCCTAGCCTAGCCGCCAAGCAATGAATGGTTTGCTTCCCCCATAAACGGGGGAAGGCGGCCTTTCGGCCAATCGAAAACCCTATTTTCACTTGTCATCTTCCTCAAGGATCCTCACCAATGGCCGATATCGTCCTCCAGAGGGACGTCCAGTCCCTCCTCACCGCCCGGCTCGCTTCCGCTTTCGTTAGCGCGACGGCCGGCGGCGCCGGCAACGCCACCGCCGTGACGGGCCTCATCATCGATCGCATGGCGACGGGCTCGCTCCCGCTCAACGCGGAACTCATGTTCGCCTATTCCGCGACGCTCGCGGCGAACAAGACGCTGTCGATCGGCGCGTTGTCGCTTTCGGATAGCGCGGATGGATCGACCTTCGCGACTCTCTCGACCTATACCGATCCCGGCGTGTTCGCGACCGGTCCGACCGGCGGGGCGACGCTCACGGGCGTGCTCAAACTCGGCGTCGCGCTGGGCGCCGCGCGGCGTTTCATCCGCTTCGGTTTCACGCCGACGCTCAGCAACACCAGCACGGACACGGCGAGCCTCGTCGCGGTTCTGAACCTCGCCGGCTTCGATCGCCTGCCGGCCTCGTAATCGGAGACCGGCCCATGACGATGTCCCCCGAAAGCGCCACGATCGGCGTCAAATTCACCCGCGCCATGCGCCCCTACGGCGCCGGCGACCCCGCGCTTCTGCCCCGCGCGGTCGGCGAGCGCATGATCGAAGAGGGCCACGCCGTGGCGCATGCCTTTCCCGACAAGCCGCACGCCAATGGCCCGCTGCCGGACCGTGACGAGCCGGCCCCGGCCGCTCGGGTCGCGCCTAAAAAGACCCCGATCGAGATCGCGGCCGATATTGCTGGGCGCCAGAAATACGCGGCCAAGGTCGTCCGCGAGTCCGCGACCAAGACGTGAGCGACGCGAGTTATGGCTATACGCGCGGCGGCCCGAACGGCCCCGCCCATGTCGTCACGGTGGAAACGCCGGCGTCGTCGTACCTTCTCGCCGATCGCGAGATATTCAAGGCGGAGCTGCAAGTCACGGGCTCCGGCGCCGACGCCTATATCGACGCGCTCATCGAACAGGCTTCCGCCTTTGTCGAGCGCTATTGCAAGCGCGTCTTCGCGTTGGAAACCCTGATCGAGGAATTCTGGCCGGAGCGCGACCCTTATCCGTGGCAGGTGCCGGGCGGCGTCTTCACGCTGCAGCTCGACCGCTGGCCGATCGTCGCCGTCGCCAGCGTGACGGAGGCGCTCCATACCCTCGATCAGACCCACGACTATCGCGTCGACGCGCGCAAGGGTCAGCTGACGCGGCTCGATCCGCGCGGCCACTACACGACGTCCTGGCCGCCGGTCCATATCAGCGTGACCTATACCGCCGGCTACGCAAAAATCCCGGCCGATCTCGCGGACGCCGTTACTCGGATCGCTCGAGCCCGCTGGTTCGCCCGCCGACGCGATCCCAACCTGCGCTCGGAAACCATTCCCGGCGTCTACGAGGGCACCTATTGGTTCGGCGGTGGACCCGGCTCCTCCGACGGGCTGCCGCCGGACATCACCGCGATCCTCGACTTCTACCGCGTCCCCACGATCGCCTGAGAAAGCCGACGCATGGACAATCCGGGCGCCTTCACCCTCGGCGATTTCACGCTCACGACACCTGGGACGCAGCTCGGCGCGCCCGTGTGCGATCTCGCCGGCATGCGCGCGGTCGCGCTGCAAGTCCGCTTCGCCTACGGCTCCGGGGGTGCCACCTGCGCCATCTATATCCAAACGAGTATCGACCAGGGCCAAACTTGGTTCGACGTCGCCTGCATGGCCTTCGCGACCGCGCCGGGTTTGCAGGCGACCAGCCTAACAACGGGCGCGCCGCTCTCCGGCTTGATAACTCCAGGCGACGGTGTGCTCGCCGTCAACACGATTCTGAACGGCATTCTCGGCGACCGTCTTCAAGCCAAGGTGGTCAGCACGGGCACCTATGGCAATTCGACCGCCGTCAACGTCCGCGCGGTCGCGCAATGAGCCGACGACCGTTCGACAGCGGCGAGCCGAAAACCGATGTCGCCATCGTCTCGGCGTGGCGGCGCGCGATGGCGCGGCGCGGGCGGATGGTGAGGATCCAGCGCCTCAACGGCGCGGCGCCGCGCGCGGCGACCTTTTCGGCGGACGTACTCGCAATCGTGATGGGCGACGAAGACGATGTCCGCGCCTCGGCGCGGACTGGGTTCGACGCGTCGAAGCCCGGCGCCATTACGGAAAATCTGCGGACTGTCAGCGTGCTGGAAGATGATTTGATCGCCAAGCGCTTTCCGCTGCCGCTGCGCAAGGGCGATCGGGTGGTCCTGATCGGCAAGCCGGACAAGCTGACCGTCGAGAATGTCGACGACGAAAAAGGCCGCATCGGCGGTGTCATCGAATTGAAGGCCTCGGGAACGTCATGACATTCGATGTCAAGATAGACGATCGCGCCAGCGCGAAACTCGCGGGCGTCGACGGGGCGTTGCGCGGACGTCTTCTCGACATCGCGCAAGTTCTGGCCAAGGCGCTCGTCGCCAACGCGCGGGCCAAGGCGTCCGGCGATTTGCTGAAGGTCCGCACCGGACGCTATGTCGCGAGCATCCATGGAAGCGCGCGCAAAACCGACACGGGCGTATCGGCATCGGTGACCTCGAGCTCGCCGCTGGCGACAATCTTTGAGCGCGGCGCCGTAGTTCCGGCCCACGACATCCTACCCAACGTTGCCCAGGCGCTGCGATTTCTCGACGACGCCGGCGCGGTCTACGCGAAGGTCGTCCACGACCCCGGCGCGGTGATCACGCCAAAACCCGCGATCCACCGCGCCTTTGACGACATGCGTGGCGACATCGTCGATGGCCTGTCGGCCGCCGCGCGCCACCTGGGCTAGCCGCCGTCCGAAACGGTTTTCGGAGATCGTTCATGACAATCCGGGAACACGCCGTCGCGGCGCTTTTCGCGCTTCTGACGAGCGTCGCCAGTTTCAAGACCGCCTCGCGCCGGGCCCGCGCGCCGGAATCGATCCCCTTCGAGGACACGCCGGCGCTGACTCTTCTGCAGCATGCGCAAGCCTATAAATCGCCCTCGTTCAGCCAGCCCGCGATCCGAAGTCTCAAATTCTTCGCGATGATCTACGCCGACACCGGCGACGATGAAAACGCCATTCCCTCCGCCATAACCAATCCGATCTGCGACGCGATCGACGCGGTCCTGAACAACCGGACCCTTGGCGCGCAAACGCTCGGCGGCCTCGTTACGGCGGCCTTTATCGACGGCGACGTCGTGGAATCGCCGGGTGATTTCACCGGCAAGAACCTCGTGCTGATCCCCATCACGATCCTGCTGCCCTAGGAGACCCCATGACGACGGACCCCTCGACCGCGCCGGACACGGCCGCGGCGCCCCCGGATTCGCCCGTGCTCGACGCGCTGCACACCGCCGAGGCCGGCGTCGCGGCCGGAATCGCCGCCGACGCGGCCCGCGCCGCCGCGATCGACGCGACGATCCAGGCCTGGATCTCGGCGCATCTCGGCAACTCGCCGGTCTCCCGCAACGTCGACGCGTGGAACCACATCACCGCGCAAATCCCCGCGCTTGCCACCGCGCTGAAGGCGCTCTGAAAGGAACCCTCCTCATGTACGCATTCGGCGCGGGTGTTCTCATTGGAACGCCATCGGGGGCCAACGCGACTCCCGTCAACTTCGGCCTCGTCAACGAGGTCCAAGTCGATGAGTCGGTGGAGCTCAAAGCTCTTTACGGACAGTTCAACTATCCCATCTCGATTGGCGCCGGAACTATCAAGACGGCGGGAAAGGCGAAGGCCGCGCGCGTCAGCGGCCTCGCGATGGCATCTCTCTACTATGGTGTCACGCCAGTCGCGGGCCAAGTCGCGAGTTCGATTGGCGAGGGAGGGGTTGTTCCATCCTCGACGGCCTATATTGTCACGGCGGCCAACTCGACGACATGGACGCAAGACCAGGGTGTCGTCTATGCGGCGACGGCATTGCCGCTGACGCGCGTGGCTAGCTCGCCAACGACTGGACAGTATTCCGTTGCCGCTGGCGTCTACACGTTCGCGAGCGCGGACGCCGGCAAAGCCGTCCTCCTCTCCTACAATTACACTATTCCCTCGATCGGCTACACCGTACCGATCGTGTCGCGATTGATTGGGAAAACCGTCAAATTCTCGATCAATCTCTATGGCCAAGACCCGGACGGCTCGGCTTATTCGCTCCAACTTTACAATTGCGTAAACGAAAAGTTTAGTTTCGGCACGAAGCTGACGGACTTCGTCATGCCGGAATTCGATTTCCAGTATTACGCCAATGCGGCCGGCGCGATCGGGCAGTGGAATCTCCCTGATCAGTTCTGATCCGGGCACAACTCTAATCTGGAGTATCCATATGGCCGAAAACAGATTGTCCCTCGGCGGCAGGACGTGGACGATCGCGCCCCTATCCTGGCGCAAATGCAAGGAGGTCGAGCCGCTCCTCTTCGCGTTCTTCCGCGCCGCCGCGAACGCTGGCGCCGACGTCATCCTGATGGACCGCGCCGTTTTGAACGGGCTCGCGGACGCCGCTTTCATCGCGATCTCGGCGGCCGAACCCACCGTCACCCGCGATCAGTTCGACGATTTACCCTTCGCCTCGCGCGATCTCCTCATGATCACGCCCGTGATCGCTCGCGCGGTCGGTATGGAACCCGTCGCCGCAAGGGGGGCGGCCGAGCCTTTGGGGGAGCTCGCGACTGGGACGAGCTGACCGCCTATGTGGCCAACGCGACGGGTTGGCCCTGGGATATCGTCCTGGATCAAATGACGTTCCCGCGCCTCGCGGCGCTGCAATGCGAGTGGGCCCGGCGTCCGCCGGCCGCGTGGTTGATCGCGGCCCATGTCAAATACAAGCCGCCCGCCGAAACCACGGCCCCGAGGGGTCGACGCGCGCGTCCGATCGCGACGCAAGACGAACCGCGCGGGCCTACGATCGCCGAATTGCGCGCCCGGTTTCCGGGCGGGATCATGAAAGGCTAGGGTGAATGGCCGATTCCGACGTCAAGGTCACATTCGGCGGCGATACCTCCGACCTTGCCGACGCCGTCAAGCAGGCCAAGGCCGCGCTCGACGCGATGCGCGCGTCGAGCGATGGCGCGGCGGCGGGCCTGCGCGCGCAAACGGCCGCGATGGAGGCCTCGCGCCAAGCCAACCAGGGCTGGGTGGCGTCGCTGCGCGACGGCGTCATCATCGGCGCCGGCGCCATCGCGGTCTTCAAGGGCCTCGCGGCCGCCTCGAATCAGCTCGACGACGCCGTGATCGGCCTCGCCGAGGGCACGTTGAAGGCCATGGACAGTCTCGTCGCGTTGACAGGCGCGGCGGGCGTCCATGGCCTTGCGAACCTTGGCCGCGATGTTGTCGAGGCCGGTGGCGCCGTCGCCGGTTTCGCCAGCGCCGCCGGCGCGGCCCAGGTCGCGACGGCGAAATTCGTCGGAGGCCTCGAACTGAGCGCGGTGCGCGAGGCGGCAACGGGAATCGACGCGGCGTCGAATTCGCTCAAGACTTATTTTGAATCGGCGGCCTACGGCGAACGCGCGGCGCGGCTGTTTCGCCAGGAAAACGCCGGAATGGTGCCGACGATCGGGCGCGTGGTCCAAGGCATCGACGATTATTTCAAGGGCGTATCGCTTCTGAAGCAAGGCACGACCGAGGCCGAGGTCGCGGCGATCGCGGCGGCCGAGGGACTCGAGCGATTCAGCGAAGCGGCGCGTCAGGGCGGCCTCGGCAACACCACGGAAACGCTGAGCCATTTCAACCAGATGCTCGCGCAAATCCCGGGCATGACAAAGGACGCGGCGGTTTCGATCGAGACCATGATGGTCGCGATCCCGAACTATACGACAGAGGCCAACGAGTCTCTTGTCTCGTTTCTTCAGCAAATCTCCGGAAGCGCCGACGAAGCGGTCGCGATGGCGAAAAGAATTACCGAGGCCTTTAAGGACCCCGCCGGCGGCGGCGCCGCGCTCGGGACCTTTCTGGCGGGCAGCGAAAAAAACCTGGGCGACTTGGTGACGCTGGCGTCGCGGCTTAAATCCAGTTTCAGCGACCCCGCGCAAGCCACGGCCTTTTTCGACGCGATGATCGCGAGCATCCGCCAGACCGACGCGGCCTCGCAACGCGCGGACGCTCAGGCCAGCCAAAGAATGGTAGAGCGGCTCCAAACTTACAAACAGCTCGGTCCGCTGGGTCGCCTGCTCGAAACGAGCATCATGGGCGAAGTCCGCGCCCAGACCGCGCAAACCGAGGCGGTCAAGAAGACGACGGAGGCTGTCGAACAGACGGTCAAGGCGTTGGAGGACGAAAGAGCGCTCTACGCCCAGATCGCGGCGGCGCAAGCGCGCGAGGCGACGTTTCAGAAGACGCTCGTCGACGCGCCCAAAACCGTGGACGAAAAGATCGGCGACCTCACGACGAAGATCGACGTGCTGCAAGGCCGTCTCAATCGCGCGGCCGGCGCGATGCGCGACTACAGCGAGGCGGAAAAGGACGCCATGGTCCGCACCATTTGGGGCGAGGCGCGAAGCCAGCCGCTGGAAGGCCAAATCGGCGTCGCGGAAGTTCTCAAGAATCGTGCCGACAACGGCCATTACGGCGACGGGATCGATGGGGTCGCCAAGGCTGGCAACGGCAGTCAGTTCAACGTGTGGAGGCCGAACGACCCGAACTACGCGCCGATGAACGCGCTGAGCAAGGATAGTCCAGAATACCAGGCGATCCTCAACAATGTCGTCGAACCCGTGCTGTCGGGCAAGGTCGACGATCCGACCAAGGGCGCGCTGAACTATTACAACCCGGACCATGCGACCGCGCCGTTCCCTATGAACAACAAGACGAAAATCGGTGATCATTTGTTCGGCACCGCGCCTGGCGCGCCCGCGCCGATCGGCGCGCTGAGCGACGACGATGCCGCGAAGGCCAAGGCGACGCTTCAAACCTATCAGGACGCGCTAGCCAAGCTCACAGACGAAAAGAAGGGCGGCACGGCCGTCGATCAAGCTAATCTCGCGATCGTCGAGGAACAGCTCGCCAAGGGCAAGGATGAGGTGTCGGCGGCTGAAAAGCTCGTCGCGGCGCGAAAGCAGGCGGTCGAGGCCGCGAAGACCGGCACGCCCAGCGCCCAGCGCCAAGCCGCCGAGGCGCTCGGCAAGGCCGAGCTGGAGCTAAGGCAAAAGCAGGTCGCCGAGACCGTGCTCGCTGAAACCACAATGGCGGACGCCGCGCGCAAGGGCAGCCAGGACGAACTCGATCACCGCGAGGCCGCGATCGACGCGGAGATGACCCTGGTCGCTCAAAACGGCGCGCAATACGACAAATACGTCCAGCAGAAAAAGAAGCTCGAAAAGGATTTCCAAGAGGCTCAAGCCGGCGGCACGCCGACGGACCTCGCGAACCTGCGGATCGCCAGGGAGACGCTCGCGACGGGCAAGGATCAGGTCAAGGCGGCGGAGGCGCTTGTCGCCGCGAAACAAGCGGAGGTCGTCAAGGCCGCCGACAAGTCGCCGACCGATCAGACCAGGGCGGCGCAAGCCCTTGCGGAGGCGCAGAGCGCGCTTCGTGACAAGCAGGCGGAGGCGCAGAGCGCGAGCTTCAAACTCCAGGCCGCCCAGGCGCGCCAGGGCAGCCAGGAGCAGCTGGCGGCGCAGCTCGCCGCGCTGAGCGCGCAAGAGGTCGGTCTCGATCACAGCGACGCGAAATTCAAGGAGATCGAGGCGCGGAAGACCGAAACGGCGCGACGATTCGCCGAGCAGCGCGCCGGAGACGACGCCTCCGGCGCCGAAGCCGATTATCAAAACGTATCGCGCAAGCTCAAGGAGCAAGAGGATGCGATCAAGGAATCCGCCCGATCCGGAATGATCTCCCGCGCGCAAGAGACCGCCGATCTAACCGCCAATCTCGCCCAGCAAGAGGGCGCCGAGCGCGCCTATTTGACGAGGATGGAGGCGATCTACGCGCAAATGCCGGCCAAGCTCAGGCCCTATACAAGGCAAATGGCGGAGCTGAACGAAAAGTACGAGCAACAGCGCGGCGACGACGCCAACCAGGCGAACGCGACGCTGTTCGAAAGCTATCGCGGTTATTTCGAGCGCATCGGATCGACCGTTTCGTCGTCTCTGATGGCGATCATCGAGCGCACTGGCACGTGGCGCCAGTTGATGCAGAATGTCGCGAAACAGGTCCTGTCGTCTTTCATCGACATGGGCGTGAAATGGGTCGCCGATTGGGCCGCGAACCAGACCTTCGCGGTGGCGAAATCGCTTTGGGCCCAAGCTCAGATGACGACGGCGGCCGTGACCGGCGAGGCCGCGCGGACGGGCGCGGCGGCCGCGGGCGCGGGCGCCCAGGCGAGCGCGGCGCTGGTCGGTCTTGCGACGACGGTGCAAGCCGATGTAAAGGCCGTCTTCGCCGGCGTCGCGGCATTCCTCGCGCCGATCTTGGGCCCGGCGGCCGTTCCCGTCGCCGCCGGCGTCGCGGGCTCGATCCCCGCCCTCGACATCGGCGCATGGAACGTTCCGGGCGACATGACGGCATTGATCCATCGCAACGAACTCGTCATGCCCGCCGCCCAAGCCGGCGCCTTCCGCGACATGCTGTCGAACTACAACGGCGGCACCACGAACAATGGCGGCTCGCAGACCAACCACAACCGGATGTCCGTCACGAACAACATCAACGGCGCGCGCAGCCCGCGCGCGATCATCAACGAGGTCAGCAATAATTCGCGCGGGCTCGCCAAGGTCATGGCCCAAGCCATGCGCGAAGGCCAGCACCGCAGGTGAGCGCGCCGCCGGTCTTCCCCGACCTTCGCGGGCTCGGCTGGGGGGTCAAGATGACCCCCTCGTTCTCCACCCGCGTCGCGCAGCATGTCTCGGGCCGCACGGTGCGCCTCGGGCTCTACGCGCGCCCGCTCTATCAGTTCGAGCTCGTCTACGAGGGGCTCGACGCCGGCGGCGACTTTCCTGGCCTTACCGACCGCTCGCTGCAAGCCCTCATGGGGTTCTACATCGCCTGCCAGGGACAGTTGGGCACCTTCGTTTATCCCGATCCGCTCAAGACCGAAGCCAAAGGCCAAGCCATCGGCTTGGGAGACGGCGCGACGACGGCGTTTTCGTTCCAGCGCGACATCGGTCCAACGACGACGCCCGCCTCCTACGTGACTTACGTCGGCGCGGTCTACATCAACGGAATCGCCACGAGCGGCTGGACGCTGAACCAGCCCAACACGCTGATCATGACGACCGCGCCAGCCGCCAACGCGGTCATTACCGCCGACTTCAACAGCGGTTATCTCTGCCGCTTTCTCGACGACCAGGTCGATTTCGAGGAATTCATGAACGGGGTGTGGCAGGTCGAGTCGCTGAAATTCATTTCGGTGCGATGAAAACCGCTCCGTCCGCCCTGACCAGCTACCTCAACGCGCTGCGCGCGTCCCCCGACGCGCCGCTCTACCTCGCGGACTGCTTTACGTTCTGGCTCTCGAATGGTTCGGTGCTGACCTATTCGAGCCTCGACGTGCCCGTCGCGCTGAACGGCTTCACCTACCTCGCCAACTCTCTCCAGGTGTCGGGGTTGAAATACAAGGCTTCGACAGGCGTCAACGTCGACAAGCAGCAGATCACGATTTCGGCCTATCCCGGCTACACGATAGGCGGCGCGCCGTTTCTCGCGGCGCTCCAGCAAAAGCTCTTCGACGGCGCGGAAATTCAACGCGAAAGGGTGTTCTTCTCAAGCTACGGGGCCGTGCCGCCGCTCGTGCCCATCGGGAACGGCTCGGTCATTTTGTTCAAGGGCCGCGTCTCGACGATCGAGGAAATCGGCCGCACGACGGCGAAAGTCACCGTCGCGTCGGACCTCGTGCTGCTTGATATCGACATGCCGCGCAATCTCTACGCGCCGACATGCAATCATGTTCTCTACGACGCGGGCTGCACGCTGAACCGCGCCACCTATACCGCGAGCGGCGTGGTCGGCGCGGGATCGTCGATCACGAATATTCTCTGGAGCGGCGCGACCTCCGCTTACCAGCAAGGCGCCCTGACGTTCACGAGCGGCGCCAACGAGGGCACGGAAGTTACCGTCAAGGCCGCGAGCGCCGGCTCGCTCGGGCTGATGTATCCGCTTCTGGAACAGCCCGCGACCGGCGATGCGTTCACGGTCTGCCAGGGCTGCGACCACACCTTCGCGACATGCAAGGCGAAGTTCAACAACTTGTCGAATTTCCGGGGATTCCCGTACGTGCCGAGCCCGCTGATCATTTCCGGACCGCTGGCGTCGACGACAAGCTCGAGGGGGAAATAATCGTGATGCACGAGGCCTATTTCACGAAGCGTTTGTTGGTTCGACCCGAAGAGAAAGAAGGGGTAAAGGGCTACGCGCTCCTTTATCAAGATGGAACATATGACTCGTGGTGTCCCGCCGCCATATACGAGCGCGATTATCACGCGACCGAAGGCGGTGAGATGACCTTCGGCGAGGCCGTCGCGGCGCTCAAAGCGGGCGATCTCGTGCGGCGGCTCGGCTGGAACGGCAAGGGAATGTTTCTCTTTCTTGTGCAACTCGACGAGTTAAGCAAGAACAATGTCTATCCAGCACACATGATCATTGGGTTTGACCCGCTGCCTTTTATCGCGATGAAAACGGCACAAGACAGCGTTGTGCCCTGGCTCGCGTCGCAGACGGACATGCTGGCGAGCGATTGGGAAATCGTCCCGGCGTGACGATGGCAACCGAAACCCACGCCGTCGCGCTCATCCCCGAAACCGAGGTCGCCCAACGCGCGGCCGTCGTCGCCGAGGCGCGCACGTGGATTCGCACCCCCTACGTCAATTGCGCCGACATCCGGGGCCGCGGCGTCGATTGTGGCATGCTGATCGTGCGGTGCTTCGTCGACACCGGTCTTGTCGCGCCGTTCGATCCGCGCCCCTATCCGCCGGACTGGCATCTCCACCGATCGGGGGAGCGCTATCTCGGCTTCGTCGGCGATCGTTGCAAGCAGGTGAGCGAGCCCCAGCCCGGCGACGTCGCGGTGTTTAAGTTTGGCCGTTGCTACAGCCACGGCGCCATCGTCGTCGCCGCGAAGCCGCTGCGGATCGTCCATGCCTTCGTGCAGGCCCGCCAAGTCGTCGAGGAAGACTTGGTCCGTAATCCGCACCTCTGCGACACTAAGCGCGCGGTGATGTTTTTCAGCCTCTGGCCCAGCGCGCCGGCATGAGCGGCATTCTCGGCGGCGGCTCGAAGGCCACGCAGGTCACGACCTATTCGGGCCTCCAGGTCCAGACGACCTCGGCCGCCGTGCCCGTGCCGATCGTGTACGGCTGCAACGTCCTCAGTCCGAATTGTTTCTGGTACAACGATTTCAGCTCGCATCCCGTGTCCGGCAAGGGCGGCAAGGGCGGCATTTTCAGCGGCGGCTCGTCGCAACAGACGCTGGATTACGACTGTTCGATCATGATGGGCCTCTGCGAAGGGCCTATCAACGGCATCGGCCAGATAATGCAATCGTCCAACACATGGACGTCGCTCGCGGCCCTGAACCTCAGCGCCTATTACGGCACGTCGCCGCAAGACCTCTGGCCGTTCCTGACCTCAAACCACTCCGACGAAGCGCTCGCCTATCCTGGCATCGCCTATGTCTGCTCCGCCTATTACGATCTCGGCTCCGGCGCGACGATCGGCTCGAACATCTTCGAAATCTACGGCACGTTCTACCAAAGCGGATGCAACGGGGTTGATGCCGACCCCGCGTTGGTGATCCAGGATTTCCTGACCAACATCCAGTATGGTGTCGGCTTCCCCGCCGCGTCGATCGACACGACGGCGCTCCTCGGCGGCAGCGGCACGGGGAGCTACCAAGCCTATTGCTGGGCGGTGGGCCTCGCGATCTCCCCGGCCTTGAACGATCAGGAATCGGCGTCGTCGATCTTGGAGCGTTGGCTCCAGATCACCAATTCGACGGCGGTGTGGAGCGAGGGTAAACTCAAGATCATCCCATACGGCGACCAAGCCGTCACCGGCAACGGGCAGACTTGGGTGCCCGACACCGCCGTCGTCTACGCGCTGACGGACGACGATATCGTCGCCGCCGAAAACGAAGACCCCGTGAAGATCGCGATCACCGATCCTTTCGCGGCCTCCAATCAGCAGAGCGTGGAAATTCTTTCCCGCTCCGACCAATACAATTCCGGGCCGATCACGACCTTTGACCAAGGCATGATCGACCGGTTCACGCGTCGGATCGGGTCGACCGTCACCGCGCACGAAATCTGCGACAACAACGTCGGGCAGGTTTCCTGCCAATTGATCTTGCAGCGCGGCCTCTACATCCGCCGCACCATCACGTTTAGGCTCTCGTGGGAATTCTGCTTGCTCGATCCCATGGACCTCGTGGCCGTCACGGACGTCGACTTGGGCCTTCGCGCCGCCGTCTTTCGCATCATCGATATCGAGGAAGACGACGACGGGACGCTTACGATCACGGCAGAGGAATACCCGGCTGGCGTCGCCACCGCCGTCCTCTACCCCACGCAAGTCGTCACGAGCGCGCCGGGCAACAGCTTGGTCGCGCCGCAGCCCGTCAACCCGCCCATCATCATCGAGCCGCCGCCGGCCCTGTCGGGCAACACGCCTTCGCTTTGGGTCGGCGTCTCGCCGGAAAACAGCGACCCGAACTGGGGTGGCTGCAACATCTACGCATCGGTTGACGGCACGTCCTACACGCCCCTGCCCGTGGCGACGCTGCGCGGCTCGTCAACCATGGGCGTCACGACGGCGCCGCTGCCGCTCTATACCGGCGCCAACCCAGACACGGCCGACACGCTATCCGTCATCCTGGCGGCGAGCGACACGACGCTCACCTCGACGACGCCGGCCAGCGCCGAAATTGGTTCGACGCTCTGCTATGTCGGCGGGGAATACCTGTCCTTCACGACGGCGACGCTCACCGGCGCGGACACCGTCGACTTGCTCGGGATCGGCGTCGCGACGTCCGAGATCGCGCATGGGATAGGCGTCGATTACGGCGGCGTCTCGCAAGCCGTGTCCGAGACGGACGATTGGGGCGATCTCACATCATCCGTCCTGGCCACGATCGACTTGGGCAATCTCGGCTTCGCGGGCTCGGGGAATTACAATCTGACGGGTCTCTATCGCGGCCTAGAAGGTCTGATTTCGGTGCAAGTACCATCGGGCGCGCCGTTCCTGCTGCTCACCGGCAATATCGTCAAATACGATATTTCGGCGGTTCCGGTCGGCACCACGCTTTACCTGAAATTCCAGTCCTACAACACCTACGGCGCGGCGCCTGAGGATATCTCGGCCTGCGCCGTCTACACTCACGAGATTTCGGGCGCGAGCGTGCTGGGGCCTGTTTCCACCGCGCTCGGGCTGGGCATCAACCTGGATTACGGGCGCGTCTCGGAAAACGTCTCCGAGAGCGACGATTGGGGCGATCTCGTCTCGCCGGTCATCGCCACGATCGACCTCGGCTCGCTCACGACCTGATCCGGCCTCGCCGGGCTTTTTCCGACCCATCAGAAGGCTAGCGAATGTCCGTTCAAGTCAAACGGCGTGGCGACGTCACGTCCTTTTGCGCGGCCTTTACGGGCGCGCCGAAAGAAATCATCGTCGATACCGCCCTTTGGCGTTTGAGCCTGCACGACGGTGTCAGCGTCGGCGGCCACCCCATCGCGCGAGCGAGCGACACGACGCAGCCCGTCGCGCTGTTCGGCGGCGACATCACGGGCGCGGCAAACGATGTCAACGCTTGGAACGAATGCGTGTCGGCGACGGGTCAGATCGTCATCGGCTCCGGCGTTTCGCGGATCGCGACGGCCTACACAACGACCGTTCCGCTGATCGTCAGCTCGGGCGCCATGATCAAAATCGACGGCGTCGTTCTGACGATCGCCTATGATTTCACCGCATCGCGTACCAGGCAATGCTTCAATTGCGTGAACGGCGGCAGCGTTGTCTTCACGAACCGCCAGGATCGCTATATTGACTGGTGGGGCGCGATCCCTAACAGTTCCGCGATCGATAACACCGCGGCCATCAACGCGGCGCTCGCGGCCGGTGGCGGACGCGTGCGCGCGCTCGGCGCGGCCTATTGGCACGCCGGCACGATCGTCATGGCGACGCCGCTTGTCCATTTCGAGGGTTTAGGTGATCAGGCGACGATCTTTAATTTGACCTCGGGTAGCGCGACTCAGCTTCAAATCGGCAACCCGTCGGCGACGTCTCTAACGGCCTACTATGTTTCGGTCCAAGGAATCGATTTGTTTCGAACCGTCGCTCCGGCGTCTGGGCTTGGCAGCTTCCCCTACACGTCCGCTCCGATGGGCATTTCCATCATGTGGGCCGTTTGGGTCGACATCATCAACGTCCATGTCTACCGCTCGCGCATTTCGCTCTATCGCCGACGTACCGCCAATACTTCCGATTATCGCTTTGTCGCTGAGTTCAATTTCACGGTCGATGGTGGCGACGCGATCGGGCTTTATATCGACGGCCAAGACAGTCAGTTCACGAGCGCGGGCGCGCCGTCCAACGTCGTCAACGCCTCGACCGCAAGCCAAGACGCGTTTGTTGATTTTATTGGCAACAACGCGACATCGGTCAGCGTCGGCGCATTAGTCACGGGGAATTTTTCCGACCAGTGGCTCAGAACCTTTCAGACAGCCAACGGCAACGGCATCTGCGTCGACGGCACGGGTTCCGACACGTCAATGGGCGGTTCCGTTACCGCCGGAACCGGCGCGAGCTTCACTAACGATTTACACATCATCAACCCGATCATTGATTCGTTTCAAAACTACGGCATCCGCGTCGCCAATATC